TGCCGACCTAGCAACTCTAGGAGTAACTGGAGCATCGCTAGGAATTACTCCAGCATCTCTTGGAGTAGTAGATGCAGAATCAAGACTGAATAGAGAAGTAACTGACGGCACACGTCGTCCTTACATGATTCCTACAATTACAACAGTAAATGAAAGAAACCAGTCATGGTGGCAAATTTGGTCATCTGGAGAATCTTGGACCTCCTACTACAACTATTTAACAGGAACAACTCAAGCGGACTGTGAAAGAGCATTTTGGTTCTCTCTTGGAACAAATACTAGACAGAATACTGTAGGGTATGCAACAAGCTCATTTGATAACAACAGATTGATCTATGCAAAGAACTCTGTGGTTGGAAATGACGATGTTCATATTGCCCACCAAAGAAATGCTTCATACTCTCCATTTAGACTAAGAACTATGTTCCTTAGAAATCACCACCCAACGCTACAAAAGACAGTAACAATGTACGGCCACTATTCAAACTATTGGTCATCTGGTCACGACGGATCAGGAGTTTGTATTGGAACACCTAATACAAACGGTAATTATAATACCGTTACTGATATTAACTGGACAGTTCCAGTAAATAGAACTGGTGGAAACTCTTACTACGAGTGGTCTTGGAACGTAACAATTCCAGCTAAAACCACCGTGGTTGTAGTACAGACCAACACAATGTACTACTGGCAGTCAGGTTATGTTGCATGGTACCTGGACTCAAATATGTTCTATGATTTACATACTACATTTTCTGATTTCTGGATTCAACCAGATCTTAAGATGACTCAAGCAGCACTTCAATATAATGATCAATTAAATGAATTTAATGTTAAAAGCTCCTGGCGCATCTGGGCCAGAACAGCAGAAATGTTTGGTAACCGATAATGTACTATATAAAATTTGACGAAAATAATATTCAAGAGCAGATGATTCTTTCCGAAGAAAATCCAGGATCTGGATGGCATGGAGTCGGAGAAGATATTGATGGTAAATTATTTAAATTAGTATCTGGAGCACCAATTGCTATGACAGACGAAGAGAAAGATGAGTATTATCTTTCACTAAAAACTACATATTCATATGCTGCTCTAAGATCAGATAGAAATGAAATGCTAATGAGATCAGACTGGACTCAATTACCAAATTCTGGTTTATCAGAAGCAAAAAGAGCAGAATGGGAAACCTATAGACAAGCGCTTAGGGACCTCCCAGAAACAATGACGGAAGACCTTGAATATACTCTTCCAGAGGTTCCAGCATAATGAATTTTATGATACAATATTCTAGAGGAGTAACAAAATGACAACACTTACCGCACAAATTGAGCTAGCAAAGACAAAGATCAATGCTTTGTCAGCAGCTACACTTACATCACAAGACATCGTATTCTTGGCTAAATCCCTTGAGTCCCTTGGATCACTCCTAGGAGTTAACGACATTGTGGCAGTAACAAATACAAAAATTTCAGAGATAACAAATGCATCTAGCGGACAGGTTCAAACAATTACTAATGCTGGGTCTTCTCAGGTAAATGCTGTGGTTACTTCTGGAAATCAACAAATCGCATTAGTACAATCAGCAGTAGATAACTACAATCTATTCGTAAACATGGGAGTAATATAAAATGGCACAAATTAGTTTACCAGCAAGAATATTCGGTGGAACAGTTCCAGTAACTGAATCTCAGGTGTATACAGTTCCAGCGGGAGAGACAGATGTAATCACATCTATTACCCTATGTAACACTACCGATGTCGCACAACAGACAAGCGCAAAGCTTGCAGGAATTTTCTTTTACAAGAACATTGACCTAGCACCTCGTCAGATCACAGTTATAGATGTTAAGCAGGTTCTAAATGCAGGAGATGCAGTTATTCTCAGTGCAGGTTTAGCAAACTCTGTTAACGTCTTTATATCTGGCGTCAAGATAACAACAATTTAATTAAAATATTTAGGAGAAATAAAAAATGGCAGTTGCAAATACAGTTACGCAAATTGTTCTACCTGGTATAGACAAGGTAGTTCAAGATCAGACCACGGCAGCTTTGGCGTCAAACCCAACAGTTTCAGCAATTATATCTAACCTTGCACAGGGTGGAAGCGTACAGCAACTAAATACAGCAATTGCAAACGCAAATGCCGTAGTTTCAGAGCTTCCTTCTGTAAACCCTCTGCCAACTTTTGCAACATTCTCATGCCGAGATAACAGACCATTTTGGAATATTTACAACAGTAGATTAAAGCCAATCGATGCAGGAAGCCAACACACTGACTCAGAGTTGTGGGCACCATGGACTGGAATCAACTACACAAACTCACACATCAACTCAAGTAGCTGGACAACCTCCTGGAGCCAAGCAACACCAATGCAACAGGCAGACGGACACTGGTTCATGAGAATGAATGCTGGAAACAGAACTTATACAGCAATGAATGCTGATGTATGTCTGTCATACATGCCTTACTTTGGAGTTATTATTGGAAAGCGTGGAGTCAGACAGAACTTCTCTTTGTTTAGCTCAAACAGCACATTAAGAATTATGGAACGTGGAATCTATGAAGGATACTACGAGAATATAAACCTTAACCAATCTATTTACTCTACATGGACAGGTCAAGGAGTAACTTACGGTTCAGCTGGATACAACGATAGAACTAGAACACTTGTAGTTATTCAAACAATAGATGCAAATAATAACTACAGAATGCACATCTGGAAGAACGAAGGAACAGATAGATCTTTAAATAGCGACAACTATTACCCAGGAACGCTGGCTGCTTTCTTAAGAGAAGCAAAAACAGGACTACTTGATGCAGGTCAAGGCGCTGGAGCTGTTAGCTATACATTTAGAGATTTCCAGTGGCAAGCAAGCAACTCTCAGAGCTATGATGAATCAAGATATCGTATGCGTGTGGTAGTTGGAGATAATGGAATTATTGGAATGGCAAGAATGGTTCCTTCAAATCAAACTCAATATGCAACATATAATCCAGCAACTTCACAACTGGTAACATCTTTTAATGCAATCGGATTAACAACTTCATATGGTATTGAGCAGGGTCAAAGATATGGAATGAGACACATGATTACCTGGGACAATAACTGGGTAGCCGCATATTCTTGCTACTACTATTATGGCGCAGGAATGAATGTTCATTTCATTGATACAAGAGATCCTAGAAACTACTTTATTGGTCAGCATGGAACTACAAACGGCGGATGCCAGCTAGTTCCTTACCAAGAAGATAAATTCTTGTTTAACGATTCTACACACAACGTTGACAACAACTATGGGCTAAGACTCTTTATTCAGGAGCCACAGGCGGCGCTAGAAGGAAGAGTTACATCTGGAACTATAGCTAATGGTGGTAACTTAGGTTTAGTAAACAATCCACAGTGGGGTCTGTTTGACACAGACTACACAAGCACAAATTACCCAGGGCTCCAACCAATGGCGCACTGGACAAGAAGAGTATAAGGGGAAAAAAAATGAAATTTAATTACTATGATGGAGTCGCATCCTTTAATGAAAACGGGGAATACGAGACAGACATTGTCACATCTTTGCCACATAGACTATCAGTTGTTGACGGACTTGTTGTTGACAAATATCCAGGAATGACAGATAATGAAGTAAAGATTGCAGACCACGAAGCAGCACTTGAGCGTTTAGCACAAGATAGAGCTGAGTGGGATGAGTTGGATGACGAAATTAAAGCAAAAGTAGAGCGCCCAGCAGATTTGCCTGAGCTAGATCTACCAGAAGAGGAATAAAATGCCAATTACACAGACCCCTAATTCAGTAGTACCAGCACTTTGGACTTACACATATCTCCAGGCTCCAATTAATGGACAAGGAAAGCCATATTTTAATATCCCAGCTCAGTTTGTTGATCTAGGAACCAAGTCAAGCGGAACCCTTACCCTAGACTTAGCGGCTTCAAATGTTTTCAAAGTAATTGCTGGAGGTAACTTTACAGTAGCCTTTTCAAACATTGCAAATACAGCAAGCGTAGCACAATTCTGGCAGATGGAAATAAAGTCTGGCGGAAGCTATACTATCAACTGGCCAGCAGGAATTGTATGGGATGGTGGCGGTGCCTCAAACATTCAGCCAGTACTATCACTAGATACAACAGTTTTAAATTTTTACACTAGAAATAATGGAACAACAATCTTCGGATCATACGCATTCTCAGATTTGAAAATCTAACATAAATAGGAGAACAAAGTGGCAATATCAACAATAGCATCAAACAGTACCTCAATAGCATTACCAGATTTAGACGTATCGGTTTTTAGCAATCTAAATGTTGGATTAAATACAAGCCCTCAGATGCTATCTATCCTACTGTCATCTACAGCAGCACTTAGCCTAAGTGCTTCTATTGCACAGGTGGATTTAATTGATGATAATATTAAAAATAATGCTGTTACAAAAAACCCACCACTTCCTACATGGGCTACCTATACAAATAGAGCTAACGAACCAGCATTTGTTACTTACGGCAGCAACATGCAACCTATGTTTGGCGGATACTTAAGAGATGATACAGAAGGCCAAGACTGGCCTGATAGAGGTGCAAGATATACAAATACATCTCAAGGATCTAGAAGCACTGGACACTCTTCAGTAAAAGGAACTAACTTCCAGCAAGATGAAGGTAACTGGCTTGTACGTCTACCAGGACACGCCCCTGCTTCAGGTTCTGACGGTCAATTCGCACACTCAGTTTGGTACAACATGGTTAATGAGTACTGGCCATTCTTTGGAACAATGATTCAAAAATCAGGAGTTCGTCCAAGAAATTCAATTTATTACAGAAACAACAACTTAGGAATATATCCTAGAGGCGGAGTTTCTCCACTAGAGCATGTTCCTATGAGCAGCACATACGCAACATGGACTAACACTAATACTGGATACACAGCAATTTCTTACAACGTTAGAACTAATACTCTAGCAGTTTTAGAGCCTAGAGATAATTCAAACAACTACAGACTTCATGTATGGAAGAACGCTAACCCTAATAGAGATTTAGATTCAGAAAACTATACAGCTGGAACTATGCACAGATTTTTGTTAGAAGCAAAAACTGCGGGAACACCAACAGCATTGACACAAACAGCTTATTACTACTACAATGATTTTACATGGAGAGCAAGCTCATCTGAAAACTACGATGAGTCAAGAAGAAAAGCATACATCGTTATGGGAGATAACAACCTTGTTGGAATAGCACGATTTGTTCCTTCAAACATAACTCACTATGCAACATTCCAGCCTAACTTTGCTACAACTTCTGGAACTCTAACTACCTTGAATGGTATTGGAAATACAACATCATACGGAATTGAGCAAGGCACTTACTTCGGCATGCGTTACATGCAAACTTGGGATAATAACTGGTTTGCAGCTTATGCACCATATTACTACTACCAGTCAGGATTTAACTGTATTTGGTTTAATTCGCAAGACCCTTCAAAGTATTACATTTCACAATGGGGAAGCACCGACTGGGGAGCACAAATTGTTCCTTTCAAGAAGGATAAGTTTATTTTCCACGCAGGATCTTCTAACAATGACGGAAACGTAGGTATGAGACTATACGTTGTTGATTTAGGTGGACTTCTAAAATATGGACGGGACTCTGATGGAACAGTGCAGGCTAATGGTTCAAACATCAGCCTTTTCAAGTCAACCTTTACATACTCATTTGATACAAGATATCAGTCTACAAATTATCCAACAATCGTTCCAATGGCTGAATGGACACACGGCTAAAATGTACTATGCGATACTTGACGGAGAAACTGTAAAGAGATCTGGAACACTAAACACTTTATTTCCAAATGCCTCTTTCCCGCTTTCAGGTCCTAATGACGAATTTAAAGAAGAGAATGATCTAGTTGAGGTTTTAGAATATTTAGAGCATGACTCAGAAACACAGAAAATGATATTCTGCGACCCATACCTTTTGGACGGATCTGTTTATAGAGTTGAGCTTGTAGATTTTACTTCAGAAGAGTTAGAGTCAAATCTGGCTGGTATTGAAGAATTTGAATCCTTACAGGGGGAATAATGTTAGAGTCACAGAGATCGGTATTTAAAAGAGCAAGATACAGCCAGTTCGGCTTGCAACTATGGCTAGATGGCACAGCTGTCGATAACTTTGAAGTAACTCCTGTTACAAATAAGTGCTACCTAGCGAAAGAGAGATCTCAGTACTTAAGAAACTTTACTCAACCAACCACAACGAATCAGCCTACTTATGTACTGGCAGCAATCAACTCATTGCCAGCATTAAGATTTGACGGCGTAAATCAATTTATGCTATTTTCAGATCCAACATTGTCATGGCTTGCAAATACATCCTTTACATTTTTCTATGTTGCAACCAAAACAGCAAAGACAACAACCTCATTCGTTATCGGAGGACAGGGAGTTGCCACAAGATCAAACCTAGCTTTCGGATATACTATTCCTACTTCATCTAGAGCCGTTTTTGGAAATGACGATATCAACGCTATTGTTCCAGCAGTAACTGCAGGACGCCCAGAGCTTTATGCTATAAGATATGACAACACAAACAATAGAAGAGAAGTTAGAAGAAACGGTGTAACTGTTGCTCTAGGAGCTTCAGACGGAGCACCTTCTAATATGACAGGACAAACAATTGGACGCTACCTTTCTACATATGGACAGTTCGATCTAGGCGAGATACTTATTTACAACAGAGCTATAAGTGATTACGAAATGGGTCAGGTCGAAAGAGACCTTATCTCTAAGTGGACAATCGTCTAAGGATAAAAAATGGCATATGAACCCCAAAGATTTGTTGGCCCTTTAATATTAACTCAATTAGCAACAACCCCGCTTAAAACCTTTGCTAATAAAGCAATCATTAAAAACGTTATTGTTTCAAATATATATAATGGAACACTGATCTATTCTATCTACGTAGCCCCATCTGGTGAAGATGCCCAGAACTATAACAAGGTATTCCCAGACATGGTAGCAACAGAAAAAAATATTGTCTCTCATGACGTTACAATAGTAGTAAATCCAGGAGACAGAATCTTTGCTCAGGCTAGTATTCCAGGCGGTATCCTTCTTACCATTTCTGGCGTAGAAGTCATTCCTTAAACACTTCTTTGTAAGTGTAGTATAATATAATTATGAGTTATCAACTGAAGGTAATCAAAGATTATCCGATTGGCTTTTGGCCGTTGGATGAATCTTCGGGTACCACCGCCTCAGATATTTCAGGATGTGGAAACAATGCTACATATGTAGGATCCCCTGCAGCAAATATATTGCCATTGGTTTCAGGTGGGTTATCAGGAACAAAGATCACAACTACATCATATATAACCGTACCAGTTACAAAAGATTATTATGGGGCAACAGTAGGAGCAGGATTTGCAACATCCTATACTTCAGACAATGACTTTACAATGGAAGTATTTATTAATTCCTCAATAGAATCATCTTCAGTAGTTAGACTATTTGGAGATACCGCAAATAATATTGGATTGTTCTGGGACAAAGGGCATATAGTGTTTAAAGTCTCTGCTACAGAATATGTCATCTCACCGCTCACATATTCCAAGAAGGTATTATATTTGGCGGGTAAGTACACAGGAGAATCTATTGAGCTATATATCGATGGAGTCTTGGCTGAATCTAAATCTTTAACTAATTTTAAGTTTACAAATACAACACTAGGATTACAAATTGGACCAACTACAACATCTGGAGATGAATTTACTGTAGATGCTCCAGCAGTATATAGATATGGCCTATTAGATAAAACAATACTTAGACACTACATAGATGCAAATATTACATCTCCAGCAATTCAAGTGGCATACCCAGACGAAGGTGTTTTGTATTCTGGATCAGATGCAAACCTAAGACCATCATTTGATTATTCATATCCAGTAAATAAGCCATGGACAAACTGGCTAGATGATAATACTTATTATGATTTAGTTAATAAAGAGATAGGCTTCTATGAGACAGACACGGTGGAAGCAAAAACATTTATTATTCAAGATTTTATTACAATCCCGTCAGAATTAAATCTAGTAACCTCAAAGGTGGAATGGCGTAATGATTTAGGAATTACAGTTGAATCTAGTATAGACGGAATATCTTATACTCAATGTGTAAATGGCCAGCCAATTCCGCAATATACCAAAGATGCATTTGATGCCAGCGGTAAGCTGTATATTAAAATAACTATGTCTACTACAGATGCCAGCAAGTACCTGCCAAAACTATCATTTTTCTGTATTGCCTTCTATTCAAATAAAGATATTTATGCTGACAACTATGGGGATAGAATAAATTCAACAACCGAATATTACCTTGGATCATTAAATTATCCTATCCTTTCCCGCAATTATACAAATGGGATTAGGGCTAAAAATGCAGCAGGATTTAATATCAACACATTATCTTCTATCAAGTCTGTAGAGATGTTCTTTACGCCCCTTACGTTGGCCGCTAACACCCTATTCTATGCTTCCAACCCTTCTGATACCAGAGTAGCCTGGAACGGCCCTGGAGTGGTCTCTAAGGCTAATATAGCCAAGATATATGTAAACAATGTAGATGTAACTAATCAGACAAATATAAGCTCATATTTAGTTGCAGAAGAGCCCCACCATATCGTAATAGTATTTACTGCCCCAGTAACTGGGTCATTTCGGTTAAATTACGAAACATCTGGCGGGCCAAGCAACCTATATAAGAATATTACGACCTATGAAAAAGAATTAACGGCAGGAATTGTAGAGACCCACTTTGAGCTATATACTGGAAGAGCAGTATCATCAATTACCGAGCCGACAATTGACCTGACAGAATCAGACATTATTGCATACAATAACGACTGGATAGTGCTACAAAGCGTATAAATTTGTCATACCCCTTGACAAAAAGCTGGACTTAGACAGTAAATAATGGTAAAATAAAACTTATGGAAATGAATAACATACGTCGTCAAGTAATAGAAGAATCACCACTTGGGATATATGTGTGGGAAATGCCTGACGGCAGATGGATTGGAGATGACGATGGGAACTTTCTTTCAGTCACGGCCAAAAAAGGAAATAGATCCCTCATCGATGCTTTGGCTAGAGAAGTTCGCTCATATGGCATATATGAAGGCGGGCCTAAGTTTCTTTCCGCTAGGCGCAAAATTAACGACGAAGAATTTGCAGAACAAAAGCAAAGACTTGAATGGGGATTAGTTCCAGATCCACTTGATATTGGAAACTATAAAGACGAAATTAAAAAGTTAGGTAAACTGAAATGACAAAATATGTAGAAGATGATGACTCTCAGGATATTGTAGTTTCAAACGTAGCAGACTGGATGAAGTTTAATACTCCCAGAGAAGAAACAACTACAGACCTATTTAAGGTTAGTGGAGATGATCTAACAAAGATTTCAGGACTTAGCCCAGCATTTCGTCGCAAGATGAATAGAGATCTACAAAAAAGATTTCAAGGTATTGATGGAACAGAAACTCAGCAGAATCTATTACAGCAAGCAGTCACTGGCTATGCAATGTTTGACCTTGTTGAGCCTCCATACAACCTAGACTACTTATCAACTATTTACGAAATTTCTCCATACAACTATTCAGCAATCAATGCTAAGGTTTCAAATATTGTGGGTCTAGGTCATGACTTTATTGAAACACGTAAGACACAAGAAGCCTTTGATAATATTACAGACGATAAGTCATTAGATAGAGCTCGCAGAAAACTTAATAGGCTGCGTCAAGATCTATACGATTGGCTTGAAAAATGCAACGAAGAAGAAACATTTACAGAGACATTAATTAAAGCATACACAGACGTTGAAGCAACAGGAAACGGCTATATTGAAATTGGTAGAACATCTGCTGGCAAGATTGG